TCCAAGGGTTTGCCGTTCGCCAAAGGATGTAACGTTTTGACCGCCTTGCATGGCCGCATCTATGGCATCAGCAATGTTATTGATGAGCGTTTCGGCTACGGTTTGTCCGGAAGGATCCGCTGTAACGTACAGCCAAAGATTGAAGTTAAGCTTGTACTTGGTTAAGCCAATGTGCTGTTGCTGTGGCTGAACGAAGGCTTCTGTTTCTGGACCACCCTTGAAAAGTAGGAGATACGGTTTATCGGCTTCATTGACCGCTGTCCAAATCTTAGGCACACGCGTGATCGTTTCGCACAATTCATTCAAGGCAGCATTGCCGTTCAAGAGATTGAATAGTGCGACGGAAACTTGTTCCCGGGGAACCCTCATGGTTCCAATATCTCCTTATCGAGAGCGGCCTGCAGTTCAGATTTGATCGCCTCGGCATTCTCCGCAAGGGAGCTGGTCATGAATGGCCTTGCCGCAAAACCTGGATGCAGCACGGATTTCCTGAAATAAACTTCACCGCCCATAACGAAACGCAATGCTCTGGCTTTGACGGCCATGATGGTATGAGCCTTCGTGCCGCCAGTTCCGCCTGCACTTTCAATTTCAAAAAATTTTCCGTAGAAAGCGGGTCCTCCAGATGATTCGATGCCTCCGATAATATTGGTTGCATTGAATTCTGCTGGAATAATGCGAACGCTCGCGGAGAGAGCTCCTGTTCCTCGCTTAAGCATTTGACCGGATAGTTTTTCACTGACGATATAGGATTGCAGTGTGAAGAGAAGGGCATTTAATTTCGACGTCAGAACCTGTACGATCCGCGGACCTTTTCTTTGCAAGGCATCAATAAGCCCAGGACCACCGGTCAGATTGATCTTAAGAATTACTGGCATTGTTCCTCACAGCGTTCTAGAATACCGGTCCACAACTTCTTGGCACTCGGGTTGAATGGGACCATGATCTATATTTTGTTGTTCCGGCACGGCCCGCTTCAATGATTTGAGTACCCGTGAATGAAATCTTTAGGATTGGATCAGACATAAAGCGCAGCCTCGTTCATCTGCGATTTCATCTTTCTTTTTAGATACTTAGCATGATCTATTTTGGCAGTACAAATTCGGCATCTACGTTTGTGTTCACCTGGTCTGATTATGACGTTGTCAGGTGAATATGGATGCCCACTTGGGCAATGTGTTTTGAACCGTCCCTTGCCGAATGAATTACCTTTCATTTTCAATGAATGTTGTGATCTTTTTTCAGGTGTCCATGCCGCTTTGTTTCTTAATGATAGTTTTTGTTTTCTTTCTGGCGTCCATGCTGCTTTATTGGAAGCAGCGATCTCTTCTGGACTCTTGAGCCGCGATACTCGGTAAGCCTCATAGCATATCCGACATCTTCTGTGCCCATTAGGCTGAATGAGCGTGTTCTCTGGAGTAAATTTATGGCCACGCTTGCAGGAATCTCCATTATTTTTGCGGCGCGTTGCCACTGCTTTCTTAATTACCGCACTTCGATCTTTTCCGAAAGATGGGTTACCAGAACCACGCCTGGATTCGCTCCAGCGCTGTTTCATTTCTGGTGAATGCTTTTTGCCAAAGAATGGATTTTCATGTCCGGCGTGCCTGCCGCGCATCGCTTCACTGTGTTTATCGCGTTGATCAGCCGTCAGCGTCTTCCCGAACATTGGATTGTCTGGCCCAAATCGTCCCTTGCCATACATTCCATTTTTCTCGCCGCGATTGAGGCCGGGGAGAATAACTAGCATCTTGGCGCGCTGCGCTTCTGACCATTTGCTCCCTTTAACTTTACCATCGCCACCAAGAGTAAGATTATATCCAATACCAAGGCTCGGCGGATAAGTTCCTAGAATCGCGATATAAAATATCTCTGCGGAATTACCTTCCTTGCGAGTATCAGTCGTTGTCAGAATATCAATTTTGAATGCACTCGGTCCATGCCGCCGTATCGCTTTAGCTAGCAAACAATCTGGATCTGGTCGCCTGGAATCTTGGATATGTTCAGACCATCGCTTTTTCATTGTTCTTTCGGTCAGGCCGACGTAAAGACGTCCAGTTATCGTATTAGTTATTAGATACACAAATGTCATAAAGTCCTAGTGTAGCGGTTAATTGTGCCCTGGCACTCCGGGGGCACGTCCCAGGATCGCCAACGAATCGTGCCGGCGCCACCGGCAAGTGCACGTGATTCTTCATCAACAATTGTTCTGCGGCGATAGTTTTGCGCCACGACTTTATTCGCGCACTCAACGATGTCAAACGGAGTCTGATTATATCCGGCCGAGTATTGTACATTTACGTTCTGAATTCCTTGCCAAAATCTCAATCCGACTCCAAGAGCACTGAATGGTCCGGATTGATAGTTCCAGGAGCTAGGACTTGGGCTGCCCCATCCTGTGAGTCCTTGGCGTAGGGCGATGCTCTTACCGGAGCCATCCACAACCCATCCAGATACACCGGTTGCCGTGGATTGTCCAATCGATACACCATTAATGACAAGCGCTATGACGTTTGTGATTGGCCTGTTTCTTAAAAACAGACGGAAGGTTCCCATGCCATCATAAGTCTCGTTAAAATTGCAGATCTGCACAAATGGTGACTGAAGAAAATCACCGTTCTGATCCCCAAGACCGGTGCGCCCGAGAAATTCATAGCCCCATGCGGTGATGCATCCTTGAATTTTGGCATCATCGACAGTGCTCGTGGCTGACCCAAATCCAGTCAGCCAGTCTTTGACAAGTTCCACAGTTGTAAGATCAAGAGGGGATCCAGCTGTTTCGATAACGGCCGGAACTTCCTGGTGATAGACCTCCGTGCCGGCAACAGCAGCGTCAATCACGAGGACATAAACGCCTTCCAGTGCTGGATTGAGCGTCGCGGGAATCGCAGCCGCGTATTGTCCGGCCGAACTGGCTACGTAAGGCAAGTTCACCGCAATGATCGGAGAGACTAGAACCCCCGGAGTAATGCTTGGATTTTGTAAGGATCGGCCAGCGTAAAGATTCGCCGTGACTACTGCATTATTGATTGGATTATTGTTCGCATCTGTAAGCGTCCACGTTAAAGTGAATGCGGTCAGGGCCGGAAACGTGATGGAAAATGGATTACTCAATTTGTTTCGCCTTCTCCAGATACCACACTAACTGAACCGCTGCCAGTAGTTTGTGTCGTTTTGCCGCCACCTTGTGACATTGTAACACTCCAAGTTGCGATCACGGACGTAGGAATGCCTGGCACTTCCGGCGCCGGAATGAATGGTGTCTGGCCGGAAGCCTGCAACATAGCTCTCGGATACGGATAAGGCAGCCAATCTTCGTAATGAGGAACGAATTTATCGACACTAGGGAACGTTTCCTGCAAAAGTATAGTTGGGTCGATGACTAACTGATCCCATGCAAACCTTGGCAAAAGTCTGGTTGGCTGATTGGTCGGCTGGCCCCATTTATCAATACTCGTCGTTTCTTTTTGCGTGAGCAGCCTTAGATCGATTTCGTACTGACCTTCCGCCGCGCGCACGGGGATCCGTACAACCTGGTCGGGATAATCTGCCTTGAATTTTTCAATGAAGACGACTTCTTGAATCGTCGGCAGAACATAGTACAAACCAGAAGCAACATAGGTAGCTTCCGGATATAGGCGAGCGTTCCAGCTCGGATAATCCGGCCCGAACTTGTCGATCGAAACTGCCTCTTTGGATGTGAGCTGCTTCGGGTCAATACTGAATTGTCCTAAATCAGTAGCCCTAACGGGCAATCGCGTTGGTTGCGACGGCGGTTCAAACCATTTGTCAATCGTGACATTCTCAGGGTTGAGGAATGTTACGCCATGAACTAGAAATGCCTCATTAAATGTGCGAGCAATTGAATCCGGATACGTTGCCTTGAACTTGTCGATCGAAACTGTGATTCCAAATGTATTTCCAGAGACCCACTCTCCTGGATCGCGTGCCGGAATTCTTACGATGGCATCAGGGAAATCCGGTTTGAACTTATCGATCGAAACAGATTCCTGTAGTGTCAGAAGCTTGGGATCCGTAATGAACTGACCGGAGGCAGCTCTTGCAGGAATACGCGTAGGAACCGATGCCGGTTCGAACCACTTATCGAGCAGGATGACTTCGGAGCTTGGGAATGTATTGCCCGAGACATATTGGCCAGGCTCTGTGCGTGACGGCGCGCGAACTATTGCGTCCGGAAAATCCGGATGCCATTTATCGATCGATGTCGCTTCCTTAAGCGTCAGAAGTCTCGGATCGATCTCAAATTGTCCTTCTGGCGCACGAAGTGTGGTGCGAGTTATGGCAGCCGGATAATCTGGCAGCCACTTGTCGGCCAGGATTGGTTCGATCGCAATTACATGCGACGTACCCGAAGCGACCAAACTTGCACGATTAAATGGTAGAGAGTTCCAATCCGGATAAGTCGATCTGAAGAAAATAGATTCGGCTACTACAGGCAGAACGTAACTGGATCCCGAGGCGACGTAGGTTGCTTCCGTGAACGTCCTTGCATTACAGGCTGGATACGTTGGTCCAAATTTGTCGATCGAGACAGATTCTTTTTGTGTGAGCTGCTTGGCATCAATCTCGAAATCACCAAGCGCTGGGCGCACCAGAAGTCTCGTCGGCAACGAAGCTGGTTGAAACCACTTATCAAGCAGAATAATTTCAGAACTGGGGAACGAATTGCCGGAGACATATTGACCTGGTTCGGTTCGCGCGGGAATACGTGTCACGGCGTCCG